CCCAGCTTCTGGTTCTCCGGCGCCGCCTCCTGGGCCACCAGGCCCCCCTGGGCGTTTAAATACCCGTCCGGCACCTTCCCGTCCGCCCCCAGGGGGGCCACGCCGTTCGCCTCGCCTTTTTCTCCCCTGCCGATGTAATCCATGTCCGGCAGCTGCGCCTCCGGCACTTTCCCGTTTACAAGGTCCGCCTTGTATAGATGATTTGCATGGATATTGTCCACCAGCTTCTGGAACAGCGGGTTGAATACCTCCTCCGCGTTGCCGGGATCGCTGTTCTGCAGCCTGCGGATTTGTACCGTATATTCCGGCGATTGCGCCGGGTTGTAATAACTCTCTGGCATCCTTCCGTTCCCCCTGTTCCTATAGCTTGCAGTCAAAGACGAATTCAAACTCTTCGTCTTCCTCTTTGAACTTCGGCAAGGTGTTCCTCAGCATATAGAGGGCGCCGTCCCCGGACACCAGCGCCATTTCATTCAGGCCCATGCCGGCCAGTTCTCCCTCCGGGACCACGATGCTGAACCGCGCCGTGGTCTCATCCGGATAGGCCGGTTCCGCAACCGGGTAGCGTCCCACCTCGTTGTGGAGGGATGCCTGCGTTTCAGAGGGGATTAGGGGGTTCCCCGCTTCGTCCTGCCCTCCGGTTCCCAGTGCAATATACCGGACAGGGGAGAGTGCCTGCAGCGATCCGCTGAGCAGCCCGCAGAGGCGTCTGCGCAGCTCCAGGCAGATCACATTGTTTTCACTTTCCATTTAAAAATCCTCCTTTTTTGTCTGTCCCGCACGCAGCCGTTTTGTGCCATCCAGCAGATAGGTCCCGTCCAGCCTCCAGACAGGAGAATGCATGGTGACGGAAGCGCCGGACCGCACCGGGAGCCTGCATGCCCACCGCAGCCGGAACGCATGGGGAAGGAAGAGGCCGAACCTCCAGAAACCCGGCTTCCAGCTTCCGTCCAGAAGCCTGCTGCCGTCCAGGGGTACCGGCTTCAACGCCCAAAAATCCACGCCCGCCCTTATGGTAAACAGAACGGGCGCAAGGCTCTGCTCAAGCAGGAATTCCGACAAATAGGGAATCTGAAAGGAAAAGGAGACTCCCGCCGGCAAAAGCTGGTCCAATATGGCCTTGATCTCCGCTTTGGAAGCCGGAGACTGTTCCAGAACCTGCGTGCCGGCGACCCGCATCCTCACCCGTCTGTCCCGGTCCTCCCTGTCGCGGATCGTGAACTCCCCCGGTCCGCATTCCATGATGTTCTGCAGCGCCACAGAAATGTCCGGCTGAGTGCCGTCCCCCCGGTCCCGGGCCATTTTATGATACAGCAGCACCCGGTATCTGGCGTCGTCCGCGCTTCCCCGCGGCTGGCCCACCTTTTCTCCGTGCAGGTCCAGGGTTTTTCCAATCGCCGTGCGGATATCCTGGCTCTCCTCCGTCAGGGCGGCAGCCTCCCGCAGCTCCTCCAGAGCTTCCGCTGAAAGCTGCAGCAGCTTGTAGTTGTTGCTCTTTGGATCCTTCCGGTATACGTCGGGCAGCTTCCTTACCAGGTCACTGGTCTTCATAGGTTTCCACCTCCACCGTCACATGCTCCGGGGGAATTGTAGCCGCCTCCATTGCCGTACAGGGGATGTTTGCGGCGGAAAACGTCTCCCCGTCCGCAGAGAGCTCCAAGCTCACCACGTCACAGACCCCGGGCACGGAGAGCACCGGACCGTACAGCCTGGACAGGATCACATCCGCTCCGTTGGAAAGCTTGTCCAGACAGGCGGAAATTTCCGCTTTCACCTGGTCGCTTCCTCCTTTAGGGAAGGAATCGTCCACAGCGATTCTGACCTTTGCGTACAGGATCTTGTCCAGTACATGGGAAAACCGGATAAGATGGGGCGTGCCGCTTTCATCCTTCACCTCAACGCCCACACTTCCCCAGGCCTTAATGCCGGCCGGCTTCCTGCGGAAAATCGCCTGGGCAATCTGCGCGTCAAGTTCCGACGGGGCAAACACGGCGCATTCAAAGGAGCCCGGAGGACGTCCAGCCGCATCGGTCTCCTCCCCGTCGTTTTCCATCACCGTGCAGGCGCGGACTCCGGAAACCCGGAGAACCGCCGCCCGGATCGCATCGGCGGTGGAACTGCCCGTGCCGGACCTGGCCTGGCGGTACCTGGTCCGGAGTTCCGGATCCGTCTCCTCGTCCTTTCCGGATTCCTCTATGCCCAAATGGCGCAGCCCGGTCACGCGGGCATCAGCCTCCACAATCCTGACAAGAGAGCCTGCAGGCACATTCCCGCTTTCACCGGGTTCGTTAGCGTAGAACAGCGCTTCCGCCGTGCCGTCATCCCCCAGAACGGTATCCTGCTCCGTGTGGAATTCCAGACCATCTTCCGTCGCCGCCAGAAAGCCCGCAGGGACAGCGTATCCCGGAAGCCCTGTGAGCAAAACCCGGTGAACCGCCCGTGTCGCCGGGTTCCTCCCGTTGAGCCCCGCTTCTATGACGAGGCGCTGCAAACTGGACCCCGTTGCGGTGTTGGGGAAGATCGCATAGTAAATCCGTTCCAGTTCTTCATAAGCCTGCGCCAGGTTTTCCACCTCAAGCCGGATATATTTCCCGAAGGGCGTTTTCTCGTCCGTCTCAATATCCGCCCCAAACAGAGCCCTTGCCCGTTCCACCCGTTTTGCCAGCAGCTCTTCATACAGGGGCCGCTGAAATCCTTTTTCCGTCAATGCCGCCATACGTTCCCCCTTTATACCATCCTGCTGCCCGTCACTGCCTCCCCGCTTCCGCTGCGGGCGCTGAAGGTGAGCAGCAGCCTCCGCTCCGAGGTCATCTCACAGGAAAAACTCTCCAGAGAAAAGCTCTCATCCACCTGCTGCAGCCCTGCCAAAAGCTCTCCCCGCAGCGTTTCCCCGTCCGGATGCTTCCCTGTCAGCAGGGCCCTTCGGTCGATGCCCTCCTCGGGGTTCCCCGCCCATTCGCCCCGGTTTGTCCCCAAGACGCATTCGCAGGTCTGCCGGAGCAGCTCGTTCCCCTCTATCATTCGGATCCGTCCGCCGCGCAGCTCCAAATCACCGCCGTGGTCCAACGCAAAGCCCTTCATACGATCACCCCCGCCACCACGCTGTCCTTGATTTCGTGATGCCCTGCCGGCGGCGTTTCGGACCGCCCGCGCCGGGCGCCGGAAATGTCCCGCTCACACACCACGCACAGGGCGATCTCCCCCGCCCGGATCGGCTCCATCACAAGATGCCGCCCCAAGCCCCCTGCGGCGGCGCAGGTCTCGCCCCAGCCCAGCTTGTACCGGGCATTCCAGAGGATGGGCACTCCCAGCACCGGGGGCTGCGGCGTCCCCTTTCCGCCCAGAGGCTTCTGCAGCGTCAACGGCTGCACGTCGGCCACCCCTTTTTCTAAATCCACCCGAAGCAGCCTTGCCAAATAGGCTGTATGGGTATGTAAAAGAGCCTGCTCAGCGATACCGCTGCCCAGGCCCCCTAAAGAATTTGCCATACCTCAAATCACCGTCAATTCCGTAATAAAATCCGTGCCGTTATACACGTGCTTTCCCTCCAGCACATGGAAGGCCCCCGTCACATCCCTTGTCCTGAGATTTACCAGAGAACCCGTCATGGCCCGGTGCTGCAGCAGCAGCTTCAGCCTGTATCCCTTCCGGATCTCCGTCTCCCCGTCCTCCTTGAGCTCCTCCTGAAAGGGCTCCGGACTCTCCAGCAGCCCGTGGGAGGAATCCAAATCAAAACGCAGCCCGTTTGTGCTCTCCCGCACGTCCTGCGCATAAATCTTCCCGCGCTGGATATAGGTGGAGATGCCGCAGGTCCGGGCGTACCTGTCAATGCTCTGCATGATTCCCCCGCTCACCGTCACAGCGTCCTCATAGATGTGATCCTTCCGCGCCCGGAACACGACGATCGGCAGCCCCAGGCGTTCCAGCAGAGCCCTCAGAATGTAGGATGCGCTGGTCCCGGCGGAAAAGGATATGTTCTCCACGTCCTTTTCCTTCAGAGCGGGATTGTCCACGGCGCTGATGACCGTCTTCCGGTCCACGCCCACCCAGGGACTCTTTACGTCCGAGATGACGCCGGAAAAGATCACGCCGGTATCGTCCCCATATCCCGCTGTCAGCGTGACTGCCTTGTCCAGCTCCAGCCGTTCCCGTGTGGCCCGGCTTAAATTGTATACGGTAAATTCCGCCTCATTGGCGGTGGTGTCGTCGTCAAAAGGAACGGTAAACTCCAAATCCAGATTGGCAAGGTCAATAACGGACCCGCCCGCTCTCAAAACCGCTCTGGCGCCGAACAGCCCCGAAGGCGGCGAGGGTACCGATTGGGAAAGATCCTCCTTCAGCAGATCCAGCGCCCGGATCACCCTGGAATACCGTTCCCTTTCCCCTCGGGGTCCCAGCGCTTCCCCGCTGTATCTTTTGTCAGCCAACAGCGCCGCCCCCTTCGTCGTCCACGGTCAGGAACACCGTCTCCCCCAGGTTTTCCCAGGTCACGGCCTGCTCCTGCCCGGATTCATCCAGCGGCGTCAGGTCCAGCGCCGGGAAAACCCCGGCCCGGTACACGTCCCGGAACAGCGGCATCCCGTAAACCAGGGGTTCCCCCGAGCAGAGCAGGGATCCTGCGCTGTCGTACAGGCTAACGGTAAAAAAACAGGCGGTCCGGTTGTAATCCACGAAAAAGGTATAGGCCCTGCCCGCCAACACGATATCAAACCGATAGGGGATCAGATTTTTGTTAATCTCGATCCTGTCTCTCATATCACTTCCTCCTGTTCCCTACCCAAAGCCTCGCCCCCACCTGCATGGAGGTGGGATCCCCGGATATGGAAAAGGCCTGTGGATTCCTGGCAATCACGTCGCTGCAGGTGAACCCATAGGTCTTGGTGGGATACGGCGCATGAGGGGCAGCCACCAGATCCCAGATGGTGTCCCCCGCCTTCACAGTATAATAGACTTTTTCCTCCGTACTGTTTTCCTGAATCTGCTGCGTCCCGGCGTTTTGCCGCGGGTCGGAGGACTGGCCAACATAGGAATTTCTGGCAAACCTCCCGTGCTTCAGCTCCATCTCAAAGGTGAGCCCCGCCATCACACTGCCGGGGTGCCCCGTGTCGAACCTGGTAATAAGCATGTTTTTGTCGTAATTCCGCCCGGCATAGGTCACCGGTGTTGCGGTGGCGGCCAACTGCCGCAGCTTTGCCAGTTTCTGCGCCGCATCCGGCCCCACCACCTCCCCCTGCAGCTTGATCACAAAGGGCTGAGGCCGCAGATGGTCCGCAACCGCCTCCCCATCCTCCACCGGATGGCTGGAAAGCTCATATTCCTGTTCGACCCTTTCCCCGTCCTCATCGATAAACACATAGATCCCGTTGATCAGCGCCAAGCAGCCCCCTCCTTTCCATAAAAAAGAAGCCCGCCGCGTGGCAGGCCTCCTCTTTTTGATCTTTTTACACCCTGGGCTGATCGTCGAGCCCCAGAGTCTGTTTCAGGGCGCTCTGCAGCACCTGCGAGAAATTGACGTTCTTCCGCTCCGCCGCGCTGTTCAGCCATGCGGGGATGGTCAGCGTTTTTTTCACTGAAACATTTTTCACCTGCTGGCGGACAAGAGGCATATAAACAGAGATCAGCGCAGGGACTTGGTTCTTCTCCAGATGGATTTTGCTGATTGGCGTTGATTCGGGAATCTCTTCTCCATCAGCCTCCATCCCATAAATGTGCAGTCCCATCGCCTCCTCCGCGTTACGCAAGGCTTCCTCCTGCGTCTGCGCGCAGGGCAGGCAGCCGGGGAGATCAGGAAACTCGATAGAGATTCCGTCCTCTGCAAAATCCAGTATGGCGATATAGGAATACGTGTCCTTCATTGCCGGTTCTCCTTTCTGTACAAACTAGAGGGAAAGCGGAAGCCCGTCAGGGGAATTTTACCCCTGACTGCTTCTCTATGTTTCTTACTGTTCCCGCCGGGATATCCTTTTTCGGGTGGGTTACCGTTACCCGCCCTTTCTTTGTGGGATGCTTGAATTGATGATGGTCCCCAACGCAGCTCACTTCGTACCAGCCATCGTCCTGAAGCATCTTGATAATTTCCCGCGAGGAATAGCTTTTCATTCCGCCTTCCCCCTTTCACTGTACTTATTATAGCACGTATTACGATACGTGTCAATAAGAAAAGAGAAAATTTACACGTGTTTTCTTACGTATAAATCATAATAGGTATAAGAATTCCGCCCTAACAGTTATCGGGACAGGGCGTTTTTGGCGGTTCACCATAGGATTTTAAAAATTTGTTCCTATGAAAAATTATAGTCTTGAAATCCCATCCCTATCTCTGCTATTTTTTCATCCTTGACATGGATGGTCATGCTATACACTTTTCGACCTTCCTTTATCATTCTGGCGTAATCATAATGTCCTTTTTCATCTGTTTCTAAATAAACTAGCTTTCCATCATCATCTTCATAATAGGAATACGTCAAGCCTAAGCACTCCTTACCTTTCAAGAAGTCGGGGGAATGCTTTATCGCTTCTTCTACAGTATATTTTTGTTTAAGATCAGCAATATTTGCTTTCTCTTCTTCTGTAGCAGAGCGCCAGTAGATGATTGTCCAATAAAATTTGTCTATATCATACTTT